TAACGCCGCATAGGAGATTAACATGGCTGATACTACAACAACGACATATAGCTTGGTGAAGCCAGAAGTTGGCGCGTCTGAAGATACTTGGGGTACAAAGATAAACACCAACTTAGATAATATTGATAACCTGCTAGACGGGACAACACCTGTCACGGGCATTGATATTAACTCTGGTACGATTGATGGGACAGTCATTGGCGGAGCATCTGCTGCGGCTGGCACATTTACAAATATTGCGGGTACATTAACGACTGCCGCACAAGCTAACATTACGTCACTTGGAAGCCTTACATCTTTAGACGTAACAGGAAATGTAACATTCGGCGACAACGACAAAGCCATCTTCGGTGCTGGGTCTGACCTACAGATTTACCATGATGGGACTGACAGTTTTATTAGCGACCAAGGTACTGGTAATTTAAAAATACTTGCCAATGATTTTCGTCTAGCTAATGCCGCAAATAATGAATTAATGATAGCAGGTAACCAGTCAGGCGCGGTTACAGCGTATTATGCAGGCGCTGCAAAACTAGCCACAACATCAACAGGTATTGACGTAACTGGCACAGTGACGGCTGATGGGCTGACTGTGGATGGTACTGCTAATATAACAGTAGGAAGTGGTGATAATTTAACACTAACAAAAGCTACAGGTGCTTATCTTGTTTTTCACGATGGCACTCAAAAACGTGCTGGAATAAACGGCTTGAACACAGTAGATGGGATGGCGTTTACTACAGGTACTACAGAACGTATGCGTATCGACTCGTCAGGCCGAGTTGGTATTGGGACGAGTTCTCCTAGCTATCCTTTAACCGTAGATGGTTATATTGGTGTTCGTAGCGGTAACGGAATTACATTCCTGAACCCATCAAATAACTACACATCTGACATTTACAACGGTGCGTCTTCAGGAACATCTGACTTGCGTTTTAAAACACAAGCAACAGAACGTATGCGCATCACATCGACAGGCCAAGTTGGTATTGGGACGAGTTCGCCTAGTGCGCCTTTAACAATATTAAGCAATGGTTGGGAGCATCTAAATCTGGTTAGCTCTGATGCAAATGCAACTAATAAAACTGGTTATGTCACGGTAGGTCACTACACCAACGCTCAAGAATCATTTGGAATTATTAGTGGTCAATCTACTACAAGTTCAAACGTACTTAACATAGGTGGAGGTGCGGCTGGGCTTAATGCGGCTACGAGCATCAACCTTTACACGGCGGCAAACAATACGACAGTTACAGGTACACCTCGCTTAACCATCGACGCATCAGGACAAGTTGGAATTGGTACTAGTTCGCCTAGTGTCGCACTCCAAGTTCAGTCTAGCACCACACAAGCAGGAAGAAGTTTAAGGCTTGCGTATGACGGTTCTTACTACACTGAGATTGCTAGTAAGGCTTCAGGTGGCGTTTCTTATAATGTAGTAAACCCCACTGCGGGTGGTCATAGGTTTGAAATAGACGGCTCAGAAACCATGCGCATCGACTCGTCAGGCAACGTTGGTATTGGAACGAGTTCGCCTTTTGGCCCTCTTACAATAAAAAACAATCCTAGCTTTAATATATACAGTACGTTTGGATATTACTCTGATAACTATCCACAGCTGTTGTTTGGTACTGACGCAAGCACACCTACTACCGCCCATATTGTTTCAGGGACGCTGATATTTAATCACTCGACAACAGCAGAAGCCATGCGCATAGACTCATCAGGCAACTTGTTGGTGGGTAAGTCGAGTGCATCTTTTAGTACAGCAGGTCAAGAGTTTAGGGCGAATGGAGCTACGGTTTTAGGACGTACTGGAGCTGAACCTCTAAATCTAAATAGAATTGGTAGTGATGGTGGTATTCTAAACTTTAACAAAGACAACGCAACTGTAGGTAGTATTGCTGCATCAGGCGGGCGCTTGCAGTTAACAGGTGCATCTTCAAGTGGCATCCAGTTATCACCTAGTGGCTTAAATCCAATGTATAATGGTAGTCTTGATGACGCACAGATTGACGTTGGTTCAGCATCTTACCGCTTCAAAGACGCTTACCTAGCAGGAGGTGTATACCTCGGCGGTACTGGGTCGGCTAATAAGTTGGACGATTACGAAGAGGGGACTTGGAATCCTGTGCTTACGTTTGGTGGTGCTAATGTTGGTATGACAGGTACGTTCATTGGTAAATATATTAAGGTTGGAAACTTACTTACAGTATCTGGTCAGATAACACTAACTGCTAAAGGCTCGTCTACAGGTAATACGCTTGTAACTGGTTTACCTTTTAGTACTGGGACTACAGCAGTGATGTCATTTACTAACTACCATCTATCATATAATTCTATGATATATGGGCAGATATTTTCAAATCAGTTCCCAATTTATGAAACAACAACGGGCGGCACTAGAACCAGCATAGATGATACTAATTTTAGTGCCGACACTTCGTTATCTTTTTCAGCAACATATACATTAACCTAAGTGTATTCTTGGGTTGGACAGGTGGCAATAAAGCCACGATAAACAAAGGAGGCCAACATGGCACTAACAGAAACACAAGTAGAAGATAAGATTGAAGTTGTTGGAGATCACAAGCATGTGCAAGTTCGTACAGCTACAGTGATAGCTAGAGATGGCACAGAGATCAGTCGATCATTCCATCGTCACGTCTTATCTTGCTCAACTAAATCAGGTGATACATGGGGTGACACAGACATCTCAAGTGAGTCAACAGAAGTGCAAGCTATCTGTAGCGCAGTTTGGACGGACGCAGTGAAGACTGCATATCAAACAGCTATGGATGCACAAGCAATATAGGAGGCTATTATGCCAAACACACACACATGGTCTATCGCTAACCTAGAGCGAAACACATCTGATAACTCAGTAACAATAGCACACTGGCGTTGCGAAAGCACAGATGGGACAAACACTGCATCAGCATACGGAACTACATCTCATACAGGTGTGCCATCAGACGATGATTACATTCCTTATGATGATCTAACAGAAGCAAACGTATTAGAATGGGTACACGAACAAGTGGTACAAGCTGATACAGAAGCGGCAAATGATGCTAAGATAGCTGAACTTGCAAACCCAACATCCTCAACTGGGATGCCTTGGTAATTTTAACTTAAACATAAAGGAGATCAAAATGGCTGAAGATAAAAAGGTTATTACGATTGATGATAAAGAATACACGGAAGACCAACTCACTGATGCACAGAAAGCTATGATTAATCATATCAATTCATTGCAACAAAAGATTGGTTCGGCAGAATTTAACTTAGACCAACTCAAAGTTGGCAGAGATGCTTTCACAAAGATGCTACGTGTATCCTTAGATGAAGCAATAATTGAAGCTGAAGAAGCTGCAGAATAATAAATATACACAACAGGGGCGACATGCATTGCCCCTGTTGTTATTTTACTACAAAATGTGTTATAGTCCCATAAGTTTAACGCCATGAGGTCTATATGCCACTTATTCCACTAGATATTCCTTCTGGAGTTTACCGAAACGGAACTGACCTGCAATCTAATGGTCGTTGGCGTGATGCAAATTTAATTCGCTGGATAGATAATACTATGCGCCCTATGGGTGGCTGGCGTGTTCGTTCAGACAATGCATCCACAGCCCCAATACGTGGAATGTTATCCTGGATAGATAATGACAATGATCGTTGGATTACTGGCGGCACATATAATAAATTATACACTTGGACAGCAACAGGTGTAAGACACGACATAACTCCAACGTCATTTACTGCGGGCAGAGAAGATGCATTAGCATTTACTGGATATAGCGGAAGCTTTTACGGGAGTTATGCTTATGGTATTGAGCGTCCAGATACAGTTAGAATACAGCCAGCAACATCTTGGGCATTAGATACGTGGGGCGAAAACCTTGTAGGATGCACAGAAGATGATGGTAAATTATACGAGTGGGCATTGGCTACAGGTACACCAGCCGCAGTTATATCTAACGCTCCAACAAGCAATAGATCATTAGTCGTCACAGAAGAGCGTTTCTTATTTGCTCTTGGTGCGGGTGGAAACCCGCGCAAAGTGCAATGGTCTGATCGTGAAGACAACACGCTATGGACGCCCGCAGCTACAAATGAAGCTGGTGATTTAGAGTTAAACACAAGCGGTCAAATCATGGCAGGCATTAAAGTACGCGGTCAAACGCTTATCTTAACCAGCACAGACGCCCACGTAGCAAATTATGTAGGCCCACCATATGTTTACGGTATTGAGCGTGTTGGTTCATCATGTGGTTTAGCAGCAAACCAAGCAATAGCCGCAGTTGACGCTGGTGCATTCTGGATGGGCGCATACGCATTCTACAGTTATACAGGTGGAGCTGTGCAAGAAGTGCAAAGTGAAGTTGCGGATTATGTGTTTAGCGATATGAACCGAGCGCAAATAAGTAAAGCATTTGCTGTGACCAACAGTAACTTCGGAGAGATATTCTGGTTTTATCCGTCTGCTGCATCTACAGAAAATGATAGATATGTTGCGTTTAACTATATTGAAAACACATGGTATATTGGCGAATTAGCAAGAACTGCTGGAGTTGACGCTGGTGCATTTAGAAAGCCAATATGGGCAGATGCAGATGACTATAAGATTTACGAGCATGAAATTGGCTTTGATTATGGAACATTAACACCATTTGCTGAAACTGGCCCTATTATGCTTGGGTCTGGCGATACAGTAGCATCCGTAACTGAAATGCTACCAGATGAAAGAACACAAGGTGACGTGAATGTAACATTTAAGACACGCTTCTATCCAAATGGAACTGAACGTGATTATGGGCCATATTCTATGTCTACACCTACATCATTGAGATTTACTGGCAGACAATTAAGGATGCGAGTAAGCGCAGTTGAGCTAGGAGATTGGCGTGTTGGCGTAAACAGAATTGATGTTGTTGCAGGCGGTAGAAGATGACGCAACAGCAAAGGCCACCAGAACCATATGGAGATGATTGGAAAACATGGGGCAGACGCCTCATGCAATTCATGTCCCAGACAAGATCACCTCTTGTTCAACAAACTGGTGGTGAAAGTGCGGCTGACGATGGCACGCTTATGTGGGATAG